ACTTCAAAACTGGAAGTTATTTATGATGAATTGTATCTAATGTCTCAAAGATAAGTTTTTATAAATTCAAAATGTAGCCGTGTTCCTTTATTAGTTCACGGCTTTTTTTATTCTATTTCTTCACAATCTCTTCTTGGTGAATTCTACACCATCTAATTATTTCCCTTCCACTTACTTACTTCCTACTTTTATACCGTATTCACGACAATGGTTCTATTGTCGTGAATAGGAAGCTTAAATATTTACTAATCATCTGTATTGGTGGTATTTTTACTTCTGCAAATTGAAGCTCAAATTTTAATTCATACAGTATGACAATTTTAGAACAAATCTTAGCGGGCCTCCAAACCAAGTTTACTGGGGTGGATGCTGCTATTCTCACCCGAATTGCCACTAAAAAGGCAGAGGGTGTAACGGACGAGACAAAGGTAAACTCTATTGTTGAGGGTATTAGCTTTTCGGACGTGTTAAATTCTTATGGTGATTTTCGTGCAGGGGATGCTACCCGTACTTCTGTTCAGAACTACGAGAAGAAGCATAACCTTAAAGACGGTAAGCCAATCGAGAATCCCAATCCTAACCCAAATCCGAAGCCAGAAGACAAGAAAGATGATGTACCTGCATGGGCACAAGCTTTGATTGATTCAAATAAGAATCTTTCGACTGAACTTTCCGCTTTAAAGCAAGAAAAATTACAGGCTACCCGGCAGGAGCAGATTATGGCAAAGGCAAAGGAGTATGGTATTCCCGAAAACTACGCCAAGAGGTGTGCCATCAAGGACGATGAGGACTTGGATGTTTATTTCAAGGACTTGAAACAGGAGTTCGCAAATGACGGCTTCAAAGGCGTAACCCCTCCCGAATCAGCAGAAACGAAGATTGAGAAAGAAAACGAATCTATCGCAGGTATGATTTCGGAAGGAACAAAAGAAATTGTTGAATCTAAAAAGTAAAATTTATGGCAGCAGGTACTAAGTATAACTTAACCCCGGAATACAAGCCGGAAGAGTTTTACCGTGTAGAAACGGGTGTCAGAAAGAGCGGACCGTGGAAGTTGGATATTACCAACCTCGTAGTAGGTTCTACTCTTCCTGTATTCACCCCAGTACAAGCGGACTTAAAGAAACGGACACTCGTTCCCGTCCGTAATGTGAGAGTTATTGAGGCATACGCTACCGGAGAAACCGCTTTGTCTATCAAGATAGCAAAGGATTCTCTGGCTTATGTGGGCATGTTTATCGGAAGCGGAAAGAAAGGTGCGGAAGTAGCATCTATTGACAAGTCCAATAAAGCCTACGATGTATTAACCATCAAAGCGGCTTTCGGAGAAAATATCGCTAAGGATGCGGTTCTTTTTGAGGCTACCGCAGTGGGTGGTACAGTGAAGAAGAACACTGCTAACTTCGTTCTTTACGATGCAAAGAAGGTGGAAGAAGGAGCATTTTTACCAACTCTATTGATGCAGGCTTATGAAGTAAAGGAAAGCAAGCTGGTTCTTCCTATTCATGAACTGGATAAGGTCGGTCTGACTTCTCGTTTCCAGTTTGAGTATTAATCATTAAAAAGTAGAGTTATGAATTTGACTATACAGACTTTATTCACAGATCCTAATATCGTTCAAGCGATTATTGACCGTGTCCTCCAATTGAGATTGGATACAATCTATTGGAAGCAATACGGAGATTTCTTGGAAACCAAGCAACGTGTTTTCAAAACTTATTTGGGAACAGTTACAGGTGTCGTTGCCGGTTCCATCCTTGGCAAGAATGACCAGAAGCCCATTCGTGAAAGACGCTCACTCGGAGAAGGTGTAACTGAAATCGCTTATCTGGGCGACCGTTACCAAATGGACATTGAACGCTTGTCTCAGTTGCAAGATATTATTGATAAGTTTAATGCCGCCAATACTGCCGACCAGCGTACAATCTTGCAAGAAATCATTGATTTTATCGTTGATGATTACCGCCAAATCCTGCTTGCTCCGCACAAGCGTATGGATATTATCGTTCCCGAATTGTTGATGACTGGTAAGGCGCAGGTTCATTTGGCCGATAATAAGGAAAACATCGAATTGTTGGACATCGAGTTACCGTTCCACTTCCTTACTCCTGATGCTTCAGCAAAGAATGTATTTATCTCTTACTTGCAGCAGGAGATTCAGAAATTGAAAGCCAAATACGGTGTGTTCTCCAAGATGATTATGTCTCGTGGTACGTTTATGAAGAACATTGTAGGTGCTTCCGAGTTCGGGGATAAGTTCAAGATGATTCTTGGTGAGCGTGAGTTTATGGTTAATGCCGGATTGGTTACAGACCAAATGGCATCCAGCGTATTTACAGGTATCGGTCTTCCGGCAATTGAAATCAAGGAAGATTATGTAGAAAATCAGGCAGGCGAGAACGTACAGATTTATCCAGATGACCGTATCACTCTGTTGCGTACTGATAAGGTGATGAAGATGCGCCACCATAAGCCGTATGTAATGACTGATCCCGTTCCGGGACGTTCTTACAATACTTCTGAAGGCCAGATGTCTGTATGTAACTATCGTGACGAAGAAGGTAGATACATGGAATACACCGCTGAATGGATTCCTGAGTTTACCGCTCCGAACAAGATTGTGAATTTCGATTTATCAACCATGAACGCTGTCCCGGAGGGATAAGGAGGATTCTATGAAGATTAAAGTGATTGATATTTTCCGCGACAAGTTTACTGGTGAAGTGTACAATCCGGGTACAATCCTCGATTTTGAAGACGAAACCCGCGTGAAAGACCTTTCGGAACGCAAACTTGCCGAAGTTATTGAAGAGAAGAAAGCCTCTAAGGGGATTTTTCTCTTCGAACAGGAGTTTGAAAAGAAAGACGTTGTAGAAGCATTGAAGTCTATTGGTGTATCTGTAACTGCAAATATGAGGGAGGGAACACTTCTTTCTAAAGCAGGAGAACTGGACGAAGAAAAGACTTCTGCTTTGAAAGAAGCATTAGGTATCGAGTGATGACGGTAAACGGCTACATACAACAGAAGTTCCAGACCTTCGGCATTCAATTGTCGGAAGCTGACCTTTTGGATATGTGTCTGAACTCGAAGATAAGCGGAGAGGGTGAGATAGCCCCCGATAACCATACTCGTGTACACGTATCTATCGCTCGGTTTATCCCCTCTCTATTACTTCGTGCTACATCAATCAGTGAAAGCGGATTTTCCATGTCCTGGAATATTCAGGGCGTCAAGGATTACTATTCGTTACTGTGTAAGCAGTACGGTTTGAAAGACGAGTTGAGCAACAAACCTAAAAGCACTTTCTTATGATATTCGCCCCACACATATTACAAGTAAAGGTAATCACTCCAATGGATAAGGATGAGTTTGGCAGACCCATTCCCGGAACTGGTGGTGAGAGCTGGCAGGATATATGCAAGTGCCGTTGTGATGACAACACTACGAAAGAGTTTTCTTCTGACAATGGCTCTGTATATCGTCCTAATTTCCATGTAGTGTGCGAGAAGAGAATCACGATTAAGGCGGGTAGTGAAGTTCGCTGTATGGATGGTGAGAACGTGCGAGGTCAAGGCGAGGTTTACGCGGTGAAGAATACAAACTGCTTTAACTACTCGGAATTATGGATGTAAAAGTTGATTTTGATTTTTCAGATTTCGAGCCATTTATAGAGGAAGGTGAAACCGAATTTCTTGAAGTTGTAGATAAAGTTGGTTATGAAGCTGATGAATACGATAAAGAACATGGAAGCTATACCGATAGAAGTGGTACTCTGCGTAAATCGAATAAACATACTGCATCAAAAGAAGGCTTGGAACTCTATAATGATGCTACCGCTCCTAATGGTTATCAGTACGCATCTAAGGTTGAAGGTCATGGATTTATGGTCAGGAGTGAAGGTGCTTTATTTGCTTATAAACGATTAAAGGAGGAATTTGAATAATGATAACACCGCAAACCATAGGGAATATACTTCATCGGGATTGCAAAGCTCTTGGTATAAACGAGATATATGTTGTCTTTGAAGGTGATGACAGTAAAAGTGAAGATTTTCCACATATAGACCCTGAAAAGGGATTGGAAAGAGAAATGATAATCATCCATGTGAAAAAGCAAATACCAAGTAAATACTGGAAGAATAGCTTTAATGAGGTGAATATATTCGTACCGCGCATTCAGGGTTATTCTAACCGTATAAGATTGGCAGAACTCGAAAGGCAAGCCAACAAGCTGTTTGATGATGTGGTAAGTTCCTATGACTGTACAACCTATCGTTATTCTATTGATTCAATCGGTACGGAAGCGGACACAGCTTTGAAGTGTCATTATGTGAATGTTAGAATTTTATTTAATGTATTAAATGTAAAATAGTATGATTACAGCAGTAGAAATAGACGAACTGTATTATGCAGAACCTATTGCAACTGTCGCAGACAAGTCAAAAGGTCTGACAGGTGCAGAGGTTGCCGCAATTCTGAAAAATGCAGCAACGAAGCAGGTGAAGAATGTGCATGGTGATACATTCCAGTATGAGGAAACAGAGGCCAATACCACAAAGTATAAAAATGCTTTGAATGGTGAATATTATCGTGAAATAACTGAACCGGGAGAAGTGAAAATTAACTTCACTATTGGTGAGTACGATTACGAAACTAAAGCAGATTTGCAAGGTGGAAAAGCCACTGAAAAGTCTTGGGAAAGGGGAAAGCATAAGACTATCCACAAATGTATCATCGGCAAGACAAAAGACGGTGTATATGTTGTATTTCCAAAAGCGACTATCAATGGACGTGGTGCTAATACAGATAAAGCTATTGGATTGGCAGTAACTGCATCTCCGTTGACTACCGGAATAGAAGGCTTGGCTTCTGAAAAATGGTTCGATGAATCGGAAGTTGTAGCGCCAGAAGGTTGATAGTTTTGATAAAAAAGATTGATTAACAGAAAGGGATGGCAGTAAAATTTCATCCCTTTTTAAAAAGGGGCAATGATGAATAAGGGTTCAAAGATAGTATCAGCTTCGATAATTGGGGCAGATTTCGTGAATGTTACGGTAAACGGCAAGTGTTACACAGTTTTTTCGCCAACGGTGCATAAACTGGCTGGTGCCGGTATGTACCTTTCTGATTTTGGGAATGAACAGGATTTGAAAAGTATTCTTAGAGGTATCAATAACTCTGACGGCGTAGCACATGCACTTTCCTGGCTTGTGAAAGACGATGATAGCCTATTTGAAGAATTATCTCAAGGAACTTTGGATGAACTCGTAGACGCTATCAGTGAGGCTTATTCTCTTATCTCGGTGGAATCTTTTACGAAGCTATCAACTTTGGCGAGGAACG